CTTTGGCAAGGAAGAAGTGGCAGAGCTGAACACAGACACGTCTCTGGACGCAGAAATCGCCCCGTACGGAGCTTTTAATCTCGGAGACGACTATTTCCTTGGCGACGTCGTAAAAATTGAATTACAGGGCATACAGGCGCGCACAAGGATAACGGAAATAATATACAGCGAGGACGAAACGGGGGCGAGGGTGCTTCCTACTTTCGCAGAAATGGAGGTATAAATGATAACATACGGCTTTTTTGACTCAGTCGACGGCGACAGAGTCTACAATGCGGATCAGATGAGCAACTACTTCAAGGGTTTGATTACTGACGGAGTATACCAGTCAGTGGGAACAGCCATGAAGGTATCACCCGGCACCGGCATGAGTGTGCAGGTCGGAGCAGGTCGCGCAATAATCAACTGCAAGTGGTTAAACAACAGCGGAGTGCTTTCGGTGGACATTTCACCGGCGCACACAGCTTTCCCGAGATATACAACCGTAGCGGTGAGACTGGATGAAGAGAACAGGACAATTTCGATTGTGACGCATGACGGCTCGGCTTCCGCTACACCAACGCCACCGGCTCCGGTTCGCTCCGGCGCAGTTTACGAGCTTATACTTGCGCAGATTTACATCCCACCAAACTCTACGCAGATTTACGAGTCAAATATTAGAGACACGAGACCGAATGGCGACCTTTGCGGATGGGTGGTTGCGCTCGTTCAGAACCTTGACACGGCGGAGCTTTTCAACCAGTGGACTGCTGCATATACTGAGCAGTACGAGGCTTTCTCGAACGCTTTTACAAGTTGGTTCTCTACATTGACGGAAACGCTCAACGTAGACACCTATATCAAGAAGTTTTCAAAAAAAGTAAACGCTTTAGGCATTAGAAATGTGGTTGTTAGTGATATATCCGGCTACGAATACGAAGGAGCGGACATTTTCATGGTATTTATTAACGGCTTAAAGCTTCCGGATGATGAGTTCCAGGTTATTGAATCCGGCGAAGGTGCGCTGCATATGGTAATTGTTGACTTTGGCTTTGAAGTAAGCAACGGACAGGTTGAAGTTGTTATCTTCAAGTCAGTAATAGGTCATCCGGTTTGATGAAATTCAGGAAAGCCCACCACGGGCGGGGTGTTTCATTTTTCATACTTTTTTCAGGGGGCTCATCCTACGGGGTGCGCCCTTCTTTTTGCTAAAAAAAAGAAGCCTCCCGGGAGGGAAAGGCTTCTTTTAGCTTGGATATGTAAATGTATTATTTGTACGTTGTACGCTTTTATTATTTCCCAAAAAGACAGGGTTGTCAATGGCTTATTGCACTTTCGCGCTTTAGTGTGATATAATAAAAGAGCCTTTTCGGGGTAGTTTTCCAGTTACGGACTAAGTATATAAGACCGTTAGAACGCCTTTACACACTTAGTCCGTAGTTTCAGAAATTCCAGTGAATAAGCACGTCGTCGCCGTCAATTTCTATCTTTTCAATGAGGATAGCCAGCGCGTCGCGTATTTCGGAAACGTTTTCCCGCTTCAAAAGGGTATCGAACGAGCCGAGCAGAGCAGTCACTTCCTTGCTCTTCTCAACGTTCAAAGCGTTAAGTTTTTCTTCTAAGAGAGAAGCCTCGAGCTTCTCTTTTTTTGCCTTCAAAGCTTCCACCTTTTCGGTCAGGACATCCAGTGGAAAACTTCCCAACGTGTAGAGGTCCATGAGTTTGGACAGCTGGGTGTCTATTTTTTTGAGTTCGGATTTTATCCCGCTATCTCTCCGTTTCGGAGCAGTTCGTTCCGGCGAAATTTCAAGCTGCCGTATTTGAGAAAAGACCAGCTCTTCCAGCTCTTCTTGTTCCCACTTCTTGTTCTTGCAAAAAGGATCGTAGACCAGTTCCCGGTTGACCTTTAGCTGAGAATAGCAGAGATATTGCTTGTAGTGGTAGACCAGATTCGGGTCTTTGCGTGATGTTTGCTTGCGGTGTCGGTGACCGTACCTGCCCCCGCATTGCTTACAGTAAAGCAAGCCGATAAGGTAAGCGGAGGAGTGCTCGTTGGAGTGTAGAATCTTACCGTCGAGCGTAGCCTGCGCCCGGTCGTATACTTCCTGGGAGACTATCGCTTCATGTTGCCCGGCATAATAGACCCCTTTGTTCTTGACCATTCCCAGCACGTTCTTGCCCCGGAGCACGTTGCGGAGTGACGGATAAGTCCAGGCTCCGTACTTGGTAGTATATCCGCGCTCGATGAAAATCTTGGCGACTCTGTAAAGGCTTGCCCCGTCGGCTATCATATCAAAGGCTTCCCTGATCTGAACTGCTTCGTGTTCGTTTACAATGAGCTTCCCGTCTATGTAGTCGTAACCGATAGGAGGGCGGGAGCCTCCGGCAAAAAGCCCCTTCTTGCTCCGGGCTTCCTTGCCCATTATCATTCTTTCTTTTATTTGTTCGCGCTCGAGCTGAGCAAAGACCGCAAGTATTCCAATCATAGCCCGCCCCAGTGGGGTGGATGTGTCGAAGTTCTCCGACATGGACACGAAGTCCACCCCGTTAGCTAAGAAACAGTCCTCAATCAAGTAGAGCGTGTCTTTTTGGCTTCGGCTCAGTCGGTCGAGCTTGTAAACCAGTACCTTGTCTACTTTGTGCGCCTTGACGTCATCCAGCAGGCGAGTCAGTCCGGGGCGGTCGAGTGAAGCCCCGGAGAAACCGGCGTCCGTATATACATAATACACAAGCCAGCCCATTGCCTTGCAGTAGTTCTGCAGGCGGTCGATTTGTTCGCCGATTGAATGACCGTGCAGCGCTTGTTCTTGCGTTGAAACTCTCGGATAGAGTGCTACCTTCATTTTTTCTCATTCCTTCCTTCGTTTCTGTTTTGCTCTATCAAATCAATAGCAAAACGAACCGTGCGCTTGAATAGCTTGCGCTCATTTTCTGACAGTTTTATACCTTCCAGAGTGATAGGCTCGGTCTCAATTATGTGGATGTAATTCCGGGACAATTCCAACAGGTCAGAGTTGAGCGTTTCCTTTGGCACTATGTTGCCCTTTGCCAGCTCGCTTGCAGACAAGCCTAGCGCGTCGCATACTTTGAGCACTGTCATAACGTTAACCTTATCAACACCTCGGGCGAAAATATTGGAGACTGTCGAATAAGGAAAGCCGTATTTTTGGCAAAAAGCTTTTACAGTTCCGTGTCGTTCTTTTATGTATTCCTTTAGTTTATCTTCTTTCGTCATATAAACCACCTCCTGTTTTTATTTTACCGCAAAAATACAATTTATAAATAAAAAATATCTCAAAAAGCAAAAAAGCGCACAAAAAAACCCAAAATAATATATACAAAACTAACAAAAAACGCAAAAAATCAAAAAAGAGATGGTCTAAAACTGTATTAAGTGCTAATATTGAGTTATGGAGCTGAGTCATAAAACTCAATAAAAAAACCCAAAAAGAAAAAGGAGGAAGAAATGTACAAAAATCTAAAAGCAGAAATGGCGCGCCGAGACGTGTCAATCCAAAAACTTGCAAATCTTACTGGCATAAGATACCAGACGCTTACCGCAAAGCTAAGAGGAGATACTTACTTGACGCTTCCGGAAGCAATCAAAATTGCGGACCAGTTCGACGACTGTACGCTTGACTATCTATTCAGATAAAGGAGAGAAAATGGCTGTTATCAACATAATGAAAAACGGAGAAAAACGGGAAAACATGAAAGGGGTCAAGGTTAAGGCTTGCCCGTATCTTATCGAGCTATTAAGGAGGGCGAAAGAAGATGAAAAAAAGAAAGATTGAAACACTTGTATATACAGCGAGCTTCGCGTTTCTCGGCTGGCTCGGCTATTCCTATGTGGCTTCTATGCTTGGAGTCAGTTTCCTCAACTTTTTCGTTATGTTTACAAGCTGAAAGGAGACAGAAAGAGACAAAAGGAGACGAAAGGAGACAAAATGACACTGTATGAAATCGATGAAGCTATACTTGCCTGCGTGGATGAAGAGACCGGCGAAGTGCTGGACGTGGAGAAACTCGAAAGGCTTGGGCTTATGCGTGAGCAGAAAATCTCGAGCCTTGCTTGCTGGATGAAGGACTTGGGTGCTGAGATTGAAGCACTGAGGAACGAAGAGAAGAACCTCAAAGCAAGAAGGGAAGCGAAGGAACGCAAAAAGGAATCCCTGAAAGCGTACCTTGCGCAGTTTCTTGCCGGCGAAAAATACGAGGACGAGCGCTGCCGTGTAAGCTTCAGAAAGGTGGCAAGCGTAGCGATTGACAACTTCGACGACATCCCGGCGGAATACATACGCACCAAAGTGGAGACCAGCGCAGACAAGGAAGCACTTAAAAAGTTATTGAAAGAGGGCGAGAGCGTCGCAGGTGTTCACCTGGAAGAAAGCCTTGCCATGACGGTGAAGTAGGATGTTTGAAAACTGGCAGAAATTCGTAGAGGAAACAAAGAAGAAAGTAGAGAAAAAGAAAGTCAAAGAAGCAAGTATCTGGAAACAGGACAGAGAGGAGGAAAACAATGGAGGAACTAATAAAAGCGGTCGAAGCTGAACGAAGAAAAGACCAGCTTATTGTTCTTTTTTCGGCTCAGTCGGTCGTATATGACAACCGGCGAAATGTCATCCCGGCAATGGACAGGCTCAACGAACTGGGAGTTCGTTGGATCACAACTCCGGGCATTGAAGAGGACTGGCTTGTCTTAAAGATAAAGAGGAGGGCAACGGATGAAGTTTAGGAACCTGACAGCTCGAGAGATAGAGGTAAAGGTGAAACAGGTCTACGACGGAGGCGCCATGTTGTTACTATACAAGGACGCAAGGGTGGACTTCAAGCTACTGGATGAGACAGTCGGTCCGGAGAACTGGCAGCGCAAGCATGAAGTCATAGACGGGCGGATGTTTTGCTCCGTAGGTATCAAGTGCGAAGGCGAGTGGGTCTGGAAGCAAGACGTCGGAGTTTCTTCGGACTACGAAGGGAAGAAGGGCGAAGCTTCCGACAGCTTCAAACGTGCTTGTTACAACTGGGGAATAGGTCGAGAGCTATATACAGCGCCGGGCATTTTCGTGAAATGCGAAACAGAGCAGAAGAACGGAAAGTACACAACAAAAGAGCGCTTCTTTGTTGAGCAGATAATATACGACAACGACTGCATTGTGGCGCTGTCGATAAAGAGCAACAAAGGCAGCAGGGTCTTTCTGTATGATGTAAGACCAAAGGAAGAGAAACAGGAAAATAAAAGAGAGGAGTGATGACTTATCAATAAAGTAGTATTAATTGGACGATTAACAAGGGACGCAGAGGTCCGATATTTTAACGACAAAGACGGCAAACAGTCGGCTGTCGCACGTTTTACCCTGGCAGTAGACAGGAGAACCGGAGGAGACCAGCAGTCGGCTGACTTTATAAGCTGCACAGCGTTTTACAAGCTGGGCGAGTTCTTCGAGAAGTACGGAAAGCAGGGCACAAAGTTCGCAATATGCGGAAGTATCATGACAGGAAGCTACACCAACAGGCAGGGCGTTAAGGTCTACACCACTGAGGTGAAGGTTGAGCAGGCGGAGTTTGCAGAGTCAAAAAGGGAAGAATCCAGCAAGCCGGCACAAAGAGACATAGGCGACGGACTTATCCAGGTACCGGACAATGTAGATGACTACGGTCTGCCCTTTAACTAGGAGGCTAAGAAATGATAGGAAAACCGGCGGAAGTAATCAAGTGGCTACTTGACCAAGACCAGGAAAAGACCTACGAGGTAAAAGAGCACCACGAAAAAAGATCACTCAACTCGAACGCCTACGCTTGGAGTCTTATCACCAAGTTGGCGGACGCTATGAGAATAAGCAAGGAAGAGGCGTACCTTTTCTGTCTTAAACGATACGGACAGAGCCAAATAGTGAGCGTGCTGGAAGAGGTGGACATCCGGGGCTTTTTCAAATATTACGAGAAAGCCGGTACCGGCACAGTGAACGGGCGCAAGTTCATCCACTGGAAAGTCTACAAGGGTTCGAGCGAGTACGACAGCAAGGAAATGGCGGTCTTGATTGACGGCATTGTAAGCGAGGCAAAAGAGCTAGGGATTGAGACTTTACCGCCGGAAGAAATCGAGCGCATGAAGGCGAGGTGGAATCCGTGACCAGCATAATAGTAAAAGACCTCAAGACTTGCTGGAATTGCGGAAGCGTGCGGAATGTGGAAGTCCACCACTGCATACACGGGACAGCCGGCAGGAAACTGGCAACCAAGTACCACCTTGTTGTAGGTCTTTGCCCTGAGTGTCACCGTGGCACTTACGGGGTGCACGGCAAGCACGGGGCATACTTGGACCGACAGCTGAAAGAACTGGCGCAGACTAAGTGGGAGAGCAAGTACGGAACGAGAGACCAGTTCCGGGAAATCTTTGGGAAAAGTTATTTGTAGGAGGTAAACAATGGCAACATATACAACAGTCATTCCGTTAAAGCTTCCGAGCTTAAACGATTACATAAGAGCGTGCAGAACGGACAGGCGATATGCTGCGCGATTCAAGAGGGAAATAGAGGACAGCATTGCGGTCTATATAATGCGACTGCCGGAGATAACCAAGCCGGTGCGTATTTCGTTCCTTTGGTGTGAAGAAAACGGGCGACGAGACATCGACAACGTAGCAGCGGGGAAGAAGTTCGTGCTTGACGCTTTAGTGAAATGCGGGAAGCTTCCGGATGACAACCGCAAGCAGGTGACTGGCTTTGCCGATTCATTCACTTACGGCAAAGAGGCAAGCGTCACAATCACGATCGAGGAGGTGGAAGAGTGACAAACAGAGAAAAGCTCAACAATATGAGCAACGAAGAGTTAGCCACACTTTTAGAAGAAATTAAACGAAAACTATTTTGCAACGGCTGCGTAGCTCGTGAGTATTGTGTTCCTATACCGCATTATGAATTTACAGGATGTAAAAATGTAATAGAAGAATGGCTAGAGCAGGAGGCGGAAGAATGAAAGAAATCGGTAAGTTAAGGCAACTTTTAAAAGACAACAACATAGAGCACGAGAACTTCATAGATGAGACACCCAAGCACAGCTATATACACGAGGGCGACTTGGACACAAGAAACCAGATACTAATCAGATGTAAAGACGACCCTGAGCTGAAAATTTCGTGTGTTTGTCACTGGGGAAGCTATGGAGCTTCTAAGGGCTTGATTGAATTTTACGACTTTAACAACGAGCCGGTCGGCTTTCTGACAGCAGCCAAAGCCTTCGAGCTTATACTTGATAAATTAGAAGAATGGGAGGAACAGAAAGATGATGAATAAACAGGAAATACTGAGCCAGCTGAGAGACTTAGGCTGGCATTGCGAGAGCATGGCGGACCCGTTCGACCGGGATAATATCTGGATACGCGACTGCGAAGCAATACACGAAGCTATAAAATACGTTGAAAAATATAAGCGAGACGATGAAGTGGAGAGACAGCCAAAGACTGCGCACTGGATTGAGGACTTGGAATCCGTTTTTCCGTTATGGTGTAGCCGTTGTAATAAATTTGCGGACGAAAAAACAAAATATTGCCCTCACTGCGGGGCGGAGATGACAGAGGCGACAAAGGAGGAAGAAAATGAAGATTTATAAAAAACTAGCAGAAAAAGAGGGCTATATTGCAATACCTGACTGCGATACTGACAGCCTTGACCCACAGTCGGGCACATTACTGATAAAGGACTACATCACACTGGGCGAGCTTCTCGACCTTTGGGACTACGAGCGAAGCAACGGAGGCGCAGTTATAAGTTTAAGATACGGAGACGGAAAAGACCCGGACTTCGTCGGCATAGATAGCCCTATACTTGAACGACTGGAGGACTTACGCGTGAAAAGCTTCGGATTGGGAAGCTATAAGGGTATCAGTGTAGAGCTGGAAATGGAGGAAGAATGAAGAACAACCTGGAAGCACTAAACAACTACCTTTTTGAGGCAATCGAAAGAATAAACGACGACGAGCTGAGCGACGAAGAACTGGAGCGAGAGATTAAAAAAAGCAAGCAAATAAATCAGATCGCGCACACAATCATAGAGTCCGGAGCCCTGGCACTGGAAGCGCAGAAACACTTCGACGACTACGGCGACCAGCGCCGGGTTAACAATCCGATACTCGGGATAGGTGGCGCAAATGATTAGCTGGAAGAATGAACCGGAGATGACCGAGTTCTTGCTCGGTTATATTCCGGGGCACGAAGAGTCGGAGATAAAGCAGGCATTTCTTGACCGCTTCGGAATCCTACTTACTGAGGGGCAAATATCCGGATTCAAGTATAAGCACAAAATATGGAGCGGAACCCATGGCGGGCGCTTCCAAAAAGGGCAGGTCTCTCACAACAAGGGGAAGAAGATGAGCCCTGAGCAGTACGAGAAGTCAAAAGCGACCATGTTCAAAAAGGGACAGGTTCCGAAGAACAAGAGACCGGTCGGAAGTGAGCGCGTGGATGTGGACGGCTACGTCATGATAAAGGTAGCAGAGCCGAACGTTTGGCAGCATAAACAGAAATACATCTGGGAGCAATTACACGGAAAAGTCCCGAAGGGCTACGCGGTCATTTTTGCGGACGGCGACAGGACGAACTTTGATCCGGAGAACCTCCGGTGTATACATAAGTCGCTACTGTCATACATCAACAAGAAAAGGATATACGCAAAGGCGGACGTTGAGACCTTCGAGCTGATGAAACAGCTGGAGGAAGCTATCAGAGGAAAGGAGAAAAAGGATGGAGAACAAAAAATGCGTAAAAATACGCAAGGATTTTTTTGAAGATAAAAAAATAAAAAAAATGAGAAGATTGAAAGACGGCGATAAAATGCTTCATGTTTATTTGAAATTGCTACTTGAGAGTTCACAACTTGGTGGCGTTATAGCTCCGGAAGGTTTAAGGGGAATAAATGACTTTATAGCCGCCACAGCTGAGGCGATAGATGAACACCCGGAAGATGTGTACAAAACAATCGACTATCTCGTAAACGCTAAAATGGCTAAATTAAACGACGAGGGCACAGTTCTGCAATTTAAAGAAGAGGAGAGAGTAAGATATGGCGAATAAGAGGATGATTAATCGCAATTTGATTGAAAGCGATAAATTTATTGAGTTATCACATGCAGCGCAGGTGTTGTATTTTTGTCTTATTCTCAGAGTGGACGATGACGGATTCCTTCAATTTTCGAAAAGAATCCTGCGGGTTATTGGAGTAGAAGAAGATAGCCTTCAGGAATTACTGGATAAGAATTTGATTATAAAATTTGATTCCGGAGTCATTGCAATAACGCACTGGAGCCTACACAACAGCATAAGGAAAGACAGGTACAAACCTACAGTTTGGCAGGAAGAAAAAAGCCAGCTTATAGACAACGGCAACGGGTACGAAAGGAGAAAAAATGAAAAAGAAGTATTTTTGGTTAAAACTTCACGAGGACTTTTTCTCAAGTATGAGAATTAAAATGCTCGAAAAAATGGAGAACGGGGACACGCTTATAGTTATATATTTGAAAATGCAGCTTAAATCTTTAAAGACTGGAGGCTATCTTTATTTTTGCGGTTACATGGACAGCATAGCGGAAGAGCTAGCGTTCGAGTTCGATAGAAAAGTTGAAGATGTTCAGAAGCTTCTCGATTTTTTAAAAAAGTACGAACTTCTGGAAGTCGGAGAAGATGAAAAAGAAATCTGCCTTACTTATGTTCAGAAGTTGATACACTCGGAAACGGCGGACGCTGAGCGCATGAGAAACTACAGAAAAAACAAAGAACAAGACGCGAACAATGTACGAACAATGTACGAACAATGTAACACAGAAAGCGAACAATGTTCGAACAATGTTACACCAAAAGCGAACAATGTACGAACAATGTACGAACAATGTAACACAGAAAGCGAACAATGTTCGAACAATGTTACACCAAAAGCGAACAATGTACGAACAACGTTCGACAGAGATAGAGATAGAGATAGAGATAGAGATAGAGATAGAGATAGAGATAGAGATAGAGATAATATAGGCGCGTGCGCGCGCGAGGACGGACAAGCCGTCTCGCCTTCACCCAGTAAGAAATTCAAAAAACCAACCATTGACGAAGTAAGAACTTACTGCCTTGAACGTAATAACAAAGTTGATCCTGAGCAGTTTGTTGACTTCTACACTTCCAAAGGCTGGAAGGTAGGCAAGGAACCTATGAAGGACTGGAAGGCAGCAGTCAGGACTTGGGAGAAGAGAGACGAACGGAAAGCGTCACCACCGGCAAAAGTTAACAAAGCGCCGGTAGGTGCGCAGAGGAAGTACGACTTTGCGGAGCTGGAGAGGAGGCTGACAAGGTGAGCGGTATAAGTTATATATTCAAGTTTACGAACCAGGAAGAAGAAGAACCGGAGGAAAACCCATACGAAGAAGAGGACCCTGGAAGAATAACAGCCAAAGTTTGGAGGGAGAAAGATGAAGATGACACCGAGGCAGATAGTTGAGAAGGTCTTGGCGGTGGATGTACCGCTCACAGACATGGAGAAGCTGATGTGGTACGAGCGCTGGAAGAACGAGAACCTAGTCCGGGAGAATACGCCGGCAAACATTGACATGTTCAAGAGATACGCAGAAAAGAGCGTAGATTACTACTATTCCGATGACGGAAGAATAGAGCTCCCACCGAAAGGCGCGAAGCGGGAGAGGTGTGGTAATTGTTTTTTGTGGCAGAGAAAGAAAGACACCTGCTCCGGCACATGCGTGAACGGAAAAGAGAGCGACCAGCTAGAGAGCTGCGAAATGTGGATACCAAAAAGGGGGATGATTTAATGCTTTATATTTTGATTAGCATAATTGTAATTTTAGCGGTTGCGCTTATGGGAGCGCTGACGCTTGAATACTTAGACGACGAAAGTGGGAGGTCGATACTCTACGACGATCCGGAGTATTTTAAACACGACGAGCCGGAGTGGCTGAGGAAGGAGAGCGAGGATGAATAGATTCGACGAAGCTGCGAAGATATACGCTGCGGAGTTCCAGCAGACTAGAAACTTCAAGCCTGAGCGTTACGCCTGGCATATTTCAGAGGACGTACTTGCTGAGCTGGATGTTGACAAAATGATATACGCCGGAAGAACGACACCGTTCGCGAGACCGACAACCCTTTACGGGATTGAGATTCGCGAGGAACGCGAAAGGGAGAACGTGTTGGAACTCTGGGAAAATGTAACCTACAAGGAGGTAGAAGAATGAAAAAGAGCAGAGGATTGAGATGTGCAGAGAGCTATGGAGTCTTTTCAAAGCTACCGTTCACGATTGAAAAGCGCGGGAAAATGTATGTGATGACCGAGGAAAGCGAGAAGAACGGAGAGAAGTTCCAAACTTTGGGAATATCTGACGAAAAGACAGGCATAGAGCTGATGGTTGTAGTCAATGACGAAGTCAGGGAAGTGCTCCGGGAGCTTTTGAACGGTAAGGTAGATTCTGAGAAAGTCATAGCTAGGCACTACTGGGAGGAAAAGAAATGATTGCATACCTTAGCGGAAAGATAACAGGGGACTCGGAGTACCGGGCAAAGTTTGAAAAGTATCAAAAGGTCTACGAGGCTTGCGGTATGTACGAGACAGTGATAAGCCCGGCAATGCTTCCGGAAGGGCTGAGACGTGAAAGCTATATGCCTATATGCTTCGAGCTAATAAAGGCAGCGGATGTAGTCATCATGTTGCCGGACTGGAAGGACAGCCCAGGGGCGAAGCTGGAGAAAGCCTTCGCGGAGTATCAAAAAAAGCCCGTTATCTTTTGCGGTTATGAATAAAAGTTTTGAATACGGAGGTGGAAGAATGACGAAAATTGAAGAGGCTGGAATTATTTACGGAGCGCTAAAATCGAACCTATGCAACAAAAAAGAGCCTTTTAAGCCGGAGCGCTATCGTTGGAAAATGAGCGAGGACGTTGCTATCGAGATAGAGAACGAGCTGGGAGTTGCTGAAGACCTTTATCTTAGATTTACATCGGTGAAACTCTTCGGGATAATTATCGAGGCAGAAATGCCTGGCACCGGAGTCTTAGAGCTTTGGGAGAAAATAGGGGAGGTACCGAAAAATGAGTAGAGAGTTAATAGAGTTTAGCAACCAGTTCGCTTTTAGCCGAGGCGATGAACACGGATATATTTGCACAGCTTGCGAGCGGAAGGTTAACCGGAGGGAGAGCTTTTCGAAGTCCGGCAAGGGATTGATTTGCTACAACTGCGCAGGAAGGATGGCAAAGGCGGAAGGCTTACCGCTTAGCACTTGGCTGAGGATAAAGAGATAAGCCCTTGATTTTTGCCGAAAAAAACGCAATAATATACATAAAGGGTTCAGAAAAAACCCAAAACGTGAACGGGAGGTGCAATGGTGAAAATCTCAAAGGGAACTATCATCCGGACAGCGGTGCTTGTGCTGGCAATCGTTAACAATTTGCTGGCGCTGTTTAACAAGTCACCACTTCCGATCGAGGACGAAACAGTGGAGGAAGTGGTTGCTTTTATCTTCACAACCGGAGCCAGCTTAGTGGCTTGGTGGAAGAATAACAGCTTCACAGCTGAGGCGATAGCCGGAGACAAGCTAATGCACGACATGAAGAGGGGGCTGCGCAAATGATAGCAACAATCACTGCGACAGCCCTCTCAATCATTACCAGCGTTCTGGCTTTTATTTTGCAGAACTTGGTAAGAGAGAACCAAAGGCTGAGAGACGATAGAAGGGAAACAAGGGAGATCAAGCAGAAAGCAATCGGCGACGGTGTGCTGTCACTGCTGAGAATCCAACTTATCGAGTATCACGACAAGTATATGACCGAAGAGGACATACCGTCCTACGTTTACGAGAACTGGGACGAGATGTACTCCGCATATGAGGCACTAGGCGGAAACGGCATGGTCAAGAGGATGAAAGAGGACGTTGACCGCCTGAGGCTTAGGAGGTAGGAAAATGAAACTTATTGACGTGAGCGCTCACCAGGGCGCAATCGACTGGGCGAAGGTCAAAAAGTCAGGCGTTGACGGAGTTATCATCCGCGCCGGCTACGGACAGACCACAGTCGACAAGACATTCAAGGACAATATCAAGGGAGCCATTGAAGCAGGTCTCAAAGTAGGCGTTTATTGGTTCAGTTACGCCTGGACAGTAGCCAAGGCGGAAGAAGAAGCCAGCAAGTGTATGCAGACGATTAAAGCATACAAGAGCAAGCTGGCGCTTCCGGTCTTTTTCGACTGGGAATACGACTCCATGGACTACGCAAAGAAGCAGGGAGCCAAACCGGACAAGAAGCTCATAACGGAGATGGCGAAAGCGTTCTGCAACAAGCTGAGGAAGAACGGATACAGCGCAGGGGTCTATTACAACGAGGACTACAGGAAAAACTTCCTGGATGTATCGCAGTTCAATGGCTGCGCTTTGTGGTACGCAAGATACAACAAGACCAAGCCAACAGGAGTGGACTTCTGGCAGTATTCCAGCACCGGCAAGGTGGATGGCATAAAGGGCAACGTTGACATGGACGAAATGATGACGGATAAGTTCCTGAAAGCTGAGCCAAAGAAAACAGAGACCAAGACAGAGCCAAAGAAGGAACAGCCAAAGAAGGAAGAGCCGAAGAAACCGACCGAGGTCACTTACATAGTCAAGAAGGGCGACAACTTAACGAAGATCGCGAAGAACTTCAACACGACAGTGGCGGAGCTTGTAAGGCTTAACAACATCAAGAACAAGAACCTCATCCTTGTAGGTCAGAAGCTTGTAGTTCGGAGGTTCTAACAGAGGAAAAAGAAATGAGTTGATTGGATGAAACCAAAGTATGAAGAGTACGTCAAGCCAAGACTCGACGAAATCACCGAAATGGCAAAAACCATGATGGAAGAGCAAATAGCCGAAACTCTAGGAATTGGGAAATCATCGTGGTATAAGTACAAAGCGGAGCACACGGAACTATCGGAGGCAGTTAAAAAAGGCAGGCAGAAGCTTGCCGGAGAACTTAAATCGACACTGATCCAAAAGGCTCAAGGCTATGTGTACGAAGAAAAGAAAACTATCAAAGAAAAGGGAGTAGTTATCCGGGAAGAGATTTACGTTAAAAAAGCCCATCCGGATGTGGCAGCCATAAATTTGCTACTGAAAAACTACGACCCTGACTGGAGAAACGACCCTGCAGAGTACGAGCTCAAAAAGAAAGCGCTCGAACTGCAAGAGAAAAAGCTGGAGGACTCGAAATGGTAAGAGGACTGGATGACTTTTACAATTCAAAAGAGTGGAGCGACTTCCGCAAGCTCATAATAGCAGAGCGCACAAGGGAGGACGGCTTCATCTACGACGAGATGACAGGCAAGCCGATAGTAAAAGCCTACGACCTCATACTTCACCATAAAGAGCCACTTACTGAGGAGAACGTTCGGGACTTTAGTATTTCACTAAATCCGGACAACATCATGGTTGTATCTTTCGCAACCCATAACAAGATACACAACCGAAGAGGCTGGAAGAGGAAAGAGGTCTTTTTGGTATATGGTTCGCCACTATCCGGGAAAACATCCTGGGTAAACGAGAACAAGGATCCGGGCGACTTGGTTGTCGACATCGACAACATATGGCAATGCGTGACTGGCTTGCCGAGATTTGAAAAGCCCGACGGATTGAAGAGTGTAGTCTTTTCACTCCGCAACAATCTATACGACACAGTGCGCCACCGCTTAGGACGGTGGCAATGTGCGTATATAGTGGGAGGCTTCCCGTTAATCTCCGAGAGGGAGAGACTCATCAAAGAAATGGGAGCAAGGGAGGTCTTTATCGATACGGACAAGGACGAGTGTTTGCGACGCCTGAAAGAGGACACACAGAGAGACCAGCAGGCGTGGCAAAAGTATATAGACGATTGGTGGAGGCACTACAGCCCGAGCCTTCACGGTTAACCACCCCCCGGTTCGCTCAATTTTAAAAGCTCGGGGGTACTGGAGGAAGGGGCATATTTACCGCAGAAAATGAAAAAATGCGGTTTTTGGTTTGAAAAAAGTCGAACTTTTTGGAAGTAAACGGAAAGAGGAGGAAAAAGGATGAACTTTGGATTCAATACGAACTATGACAAGGTCGAAATGTACAGCGCTGAGGAGGCTGTCGAGAATGTGGGCAATCCGAACTGGGCAGGCTTTAAAGTTTTGGGAGCCTTTACCCTTTGGAAATTGCTGGACAACTACACAGCAATCAACGGCTTACTTAACGGAAACGTTGTGACAGAAATCGGACCCGGTCACACTGTCGAGGTCCTTATACTTTTGCCGGAGTCATTCAACGATGAATATAACTACGCGTCCGATTGCAAAAATTTCTGCCAGTTCATCTTTTCAGATTCCGAGGCAGTGAAGAACAAGTATAGCGCTTCACTTGCAACCGATTGGGTGCAAAAGGTGGATGCGGGATTGGGCGAAAAGCTCTACTTAGTGCTTGAGGTAAAGAACAACAACACGCAGACCTTGACCATAGCCCAGCACCTTGGCTTTTCAGTTATGATCCTGCAGGATGTGCAGGCGGAGGGCTAAATGGACAGGAAGGAAGAGTTGCTCGAGATAATCAACCACGACCGGGCGCTCGTTCCCTTAGTGGATGAAATGGTTTACTTGGAAGAACAGCTTGCATACCTTCGAGGGCTTCCGAAGCTGAAAGTCCACCCGGAGAACCCGGAGCTACAGAAAGCGACACCAGCTGCTAAGCTCTACAGGGAAATGCTGCAGCAGTATACCATTGCGGTTCGTATTTTGATGAAAGCAACCGGCAGAGGAGAAACGGAGGAAGAGAGCCCACTTCGGAGGTATCTGAATGAAATGGACGGCTGATACTTCGGAGCTTCTCAGATACATAGGTCAAGCGGAAACCGGTGAGGTGATCATCGGTGAAGAGCTCTGGCTTATGTTGGAGAAGCTCCGCCAAGATATAGACAACGACCGCTACATATACGACACGACCAAGGCAAGGCGCAGGATCGACTTTATGGAGAAATGTATAAGGCTCACGAAGTCGCCGTTCTACAACAAGCCCATGGTTCTTATGCAGTGGCAAAAGGCATTGATTGAGGTAATTTATAGCTTCAAGATGAGGGAAGCTTCAGAGCTTAAAGGCTACGAGGTCGACCGATTCAAGAAGGTGCTGCTATTAATAGCCAGAAAAAACACGAAGAGCGAGCTAGTCAGTGCGCTGGGAGTTTCGGAGCTTATTCTCGGAAACGAAGGAAGCGACATAGTGGCAAGCTCGAACGATGACGCACAGGCTTCCATTGTGTACGACGCAATGGACACAATGAGACAGCTGATTGACCCGAGAGACCTGGACACCAAAAGGAACCAGCGCTACATCCTCAACAAGGTGAGCAACTCCAAGATATTCAAGCTGTCAGACCGAACCAGGAACAAGGAAGGTCGAAACATAGACTTCGCCGTGCTGGATGAGTCCCACGAAATGAAGGACAACGTCATCGCAAAGTCAATCGAGCAGTCGCAATCCCTAAAAGAGAATCCGAAGTTCATCAACATAACGACGGAGGGCTTCATCCTTGACGGGTACCTGGACAACGAGCTGAAATATGCGAGGGCAGTTATAGCCGGAGAAAAAGACGGCGACCCGTTCGCTGAAAGGTTCCTGCCTTGGTTGTATACTCAGGACAGTGAGCTGGAGGTTTGGAACGGGAACCGGGAGAACCGGCTCTGGATGAAGTCGAACCCAACACTGGGAACAGTTAAGAGCTGGGATTACATGGAGGAGCAGGTCGCCATTGCGAGAGAGCAAAAGGCGGACCGTATCTTCGTTTTGTCGAAAGACTTCAACATAAAACAAAACGCTGCAGAGTCGTGGCTTAACCTGGAGGACTATTCTTACGAGTCAGGCTTTGACCTGGAAGAGTTCCGGGGAAGTTTCGCACTGGGAGCGGTCGACTTAGCTGAGACGACAGATTTGTGTAGCGCCAAGGCCTTACTCATGCGGAAAGATGATCCGGTCAAGTATATAGTGTCGCATTACTTCATCCCGGAGAGCAAACTCGCCGATTCGGATGACAAGACGGCAGGCGCTAAGTATACCGACTGGGCGAAGGCTGGACTGCTGACAATCACCGAGGGGAATGATGTGGAGCTGTCGCTTGTTGCGGATTGGTTTTACTCGTTGTATACGGACTACGGGATAAGGTTATGGAAAGCTGGGTACGACCAGCGATTCGCAAGTGATTGGCTGAAAAGAATGGACTTCTACGGCTGGACAAAGGGCGACGACTTGGTAATGATTAACCAGAACGCGCAGACCCTAAGCAATGCGATCAAACTTTGCGAGGCAGACTTTAAGCATAGGCTTATATATAACAACAACAACGCAATGGACCGGTGGTGCTTCGGCAACGCCGGCATAAAAATAGACGAGAAGGGCTTCGCCTTGATAGTTAAGATGGAGCCCGGCAAGAGAATAGACGGGGCGGTTTGCTTGGCTATTCTATACGAGACTTATCGGAGGTTTAGGACAGACTTCCGCGGAATGATAGGAGGGTGAAATGGGATGGTTTGATAGGCTCTTTAGAAGAGCACCGAGAAGCTTGACACAAGCACCAAACACAGACGGCTGGACGCCGTGGTATACAACCATGGGGACGGATGTATACGCTTCGGATGTAGTGCTTCAAGCTCTGAAATGTATAGTTGACGAAATGAAGAAATTGAACCCTACACACATAAGGGTAGTAAACGGAGACCCGCAACCGGTCAAGGGTGATCTGCAGAACGTGTTGAACAATCCCAACGAGCTGATGACTTCCAGCGAGTTCCTGGAGAAGCTGACCTGGCTGTTATTACTCAACAGCAACGCGTTCATTCTTCCAACCTACTACAAGTGGAACGACAAGGACGGAACGGAGCAGAGAAGGTACGAAGCGCTCTATATAATCAAGCCGGTGCAGGTGGACTTTTTGGAGGACCCAACCGGGAAGCTATACGTTACTTTCTACTTTGCCAACGGTGATCAGACGACCGTACCTTATACGGACGTAATACACATCCGCTACAACTTCGCGGTCTCTGAGTATATGGGCGGAAATGAGGCAGGACAGCCGAACAACACGGCGCTGCTTAAAACATTAGACCTTAACCGAAAACTTTTGGACGGTATAGCCAAGGCTATGAACGCAAGCTATACAATCAACGGCATAGTGAAATATAACACCATGCTGGATGACGGCAAGACCTTGGAAGCTTTGAAGCGCTTGGAGAATATGCTGCAGAACTCGCAGGACGGATTCCTGCCTTTAGATATTAAAGCAGACTTTATTCCACTGCAGAGAAACGCCCAGCTTGTTGACGAGGGCACTTTGAAGTTTATCGATGAAAAGATTCTGAGGAACTGGGGCGTTCCGTTGTGCATACTGACAGGCGACTATACACCAGAGCAGTATTACGCGTTTTACCAAAAGGCTCTGGAGCCTTTAATTGTTTCATACTCTCAGGCGTTCACGAAGAAGCTATTCACGCAGAGGGAGAAGAGCTTCGGCAATGAAATCAAGCTCTATCCGAAGGAACTCATCTTTATGAGTGTCGAGCAAACGCTTGAAATGATAAAAGAACTAAGTCCGACCGGTGCACTTTATGAAAACGAGAAGCGCGTGGCTTTAGGTTTAAGACCGGACCCGGCGCTTGTAGGTTTGAGGTATATGTCACTAAACTGGATAAATGCGAACAATGCAGACCAGTACCAGCTTGACGCAAACGTCAAGATAGTGGATGAAGAAGAAATGTAAGGAGGTCAGAGATGGAAGCGAAAAAGTTGCAGATAAAAATGACCAACTGGAAAATAAGCGAGAAGCCGATAAATATCGGTTATTCCGGCGAGAACTTGGTATGTGAGTTCGAAGTGCTTTTCAACACTGATCCGGGAGCTTATTACTACTTACAGCTTGATGGCTGGCTGTCGGCACCTAATAATATACTTTTTACGACCGTGACAGAGGACGGCATAAAGGTCAACCTCACAACGGAAATGCTCGGAAAGAGCGGAAAGAAAAAGGCGCAGATTGTTGAGTATCTATCGCTCAACGATAACACGCCGATAAAGAAGAGTAATATCTTCAACGTAATAGTTGAGGATTCCATAAACGCAACCCAAGACGTAGAGCCACATTATCAGACGGCACTGGAGCAGTGGACGGCTGAACTTGACGAGTTTTGGGGTGATATAAACGAAGCGCTTGCAGGCAAGCAGGACACTCTTATAGCTGGCGAAAACATAACCATAGATGGCAATGTAATAAGCGCAACAGGCGGAGGGGCTCCTGACTATGAAGATTTGAGCCATAAGCCACAAATCAACAACGTGGAGCTTGTGGGCAACAAGACGCTCGCACAGCTTGGAGCACAGCCGGCGCTTACAGCTGGGAGCAATATAGCAATAAACAACAACGTGATAAGCGCTACAGGGCTAGTTCCAACGACTAGGACAATCGCACAGTTGCCACTGTCGGAAGATATAACAGCCACGCAGTTGTCGGACAAGGTTGCAACGCTTGCAAAGACTTGGCAGAACTTAATGACTAACAACTCCGGCATTGCTTATCTTTACACGGATATATATAGCAAAGTACAAGTGGATGGTTTGCTTGCAGGCAAGGAAAACGTACCACTTGCAACAGTGGAAGAAACACCGACGAACGTATACGCAAATGTAGGGGATGTGGTTGAGCTGAGAGTTATCTCTTACACTACGCGAACACTTTACTATCAGTGGCAAGTATCAACCAACGGCACTAGCTGGAGCGACGTGACAGGGGAAACAAGCTCAACGTATCAGTACACCGTAGTAGCTGGAGACGACGGCAAGCAGTTCCGTTGCAGAGTATCAACGGACGCAGCGCCGAACGTGGCGACTGGCGGGTATTATATGATTAAAATAGCAGACTATCCCGTTGAGGATGTCACCGTTAACGGCTCGAGTGTAGTCAATAACGGAGTGGCGCAGATAACAATACCGAGCGCACCAACTTCCGACCAGTTGGTTCCGAGCCATAGCTCGACCGATAGCGGTAAGGTCTTGGGTGTAAATGCACAGGGAGAAGCAGAATGGAAAACCGAATCCGTGACGGATGTACAGATTAACAACACATCCATACTATTAAATGGAATTGCAACAATAGGAGCAGATGAAACAGGCGGTATTGGATATGATACCACCAACAATGTATTAAAGATTGTTAGTGCATCAGGCGGACAGTGTAGGGCAGGCTCAACGGCAGGAAAAGCAATCACACCAAGCAATCAGCACCAATCTGTATTCTATGGATTGGCAAAGGCATCAGGAGATACCACACAGGCATCTGCATCAACTACCACTTATCCTGTAGGTACATATACTGATGATGCAAAAGAAGCAATCCAACAGATGATTGGTATATTATCATCAGAGGGGGTGGGATTCTAAATGGCTGAAATGTATGCAGTAAAAAAGAGTGATTTGACAGCGATTGCAGACGCTATCAGATTAAAACGTGAAATTGTAACAGATATCGAAGTGGAAGATATGGCAACTCAAATAGGCTTGATTGATGGTGGTGGAGAAGCAGAAGAAGAATTATCAAAACTAATTAGCGGAACAATTACAAGTTTAGACATTCCATCAGGAACAACAACTATCAGGGATAGCGCATTTAATAACTGCTCTAACCTTGCTACGGTGACAATCCCTAGTGGAATGGTGAAAATAGGTAATAGCGCATTTAGCGGAACAAAGATTACAACACTAACAATACCAAACACGGTTACAACACTAGGATATTTAGCTTTCGCAAATTGTAGAAATTTGAGTGCAATTACACTTTCAAGTGAAGTTAAAACCTATGATGTTTACACGTTTCAGAATTGTACATCTCTTGCAGCAATAACGTTTCCATCAGGAGCAAAACAATTAAACGGTGGATTATTCAGTGGTTGTTCTAATTTGGCACTGATAAATCTTCCATCAACAATTACAATGATAAATGGAACTGCTTTTTCAGGAATAAACGCAAACGCTGTTATTAACTGTGATTTTGCTGAAGGAGCAGTAAGCGGTGCACCGTGGGGCGCGCCAAGTACGGTAACGATAAATTACAATGTAAATAATTAAAAAGGAGAAAAGATATGCACGAATATTTATTATTAGTTTATGAGAATGATGAAAACGGAAATAAGAAAAACGGAGTAGAACCACAGTATTTTGAATTTGACAACAAACTTAAATTAAGAGCAAAATACAACTACTTTAGGAATATGTATCAGACAAGAATTGATGAAGAGACAGGCGAAGTAATTACAACAGGAATTAAGGCATATACTGTTGAATTAAGTCAGTGTTGTTACAAGACAATGAGCAGAGCGGATGCAGACGCATTTATTGCAGGAATTGTTGAAGCGTAAGCCAATAAAGGAGTGAGGAGGGAGCTATGGGAGAAAAGAGAGAACTCGAAAAACGAACTTATAACTTTGAAATCCGAGCAACTGAGGAAGAAGAGACCGGAATTATCACCGGGCGCCCGATTGTATACAACTCGGTGACAGACCTTGGATGGTTCGATGAAGTAATAGACGAGGGAGCCCTTGACGGGGCAGACCTTACAGACGTGAGGTTCTTGGTAAACCACAACACGTCAATGATCCCGCTTGCAAGAAGCAGGCGAAACAACGGCAACAGCACCATGCAGATGACAATCGACCAGGGAGGTTTGTTGCTTGACTGGGTGAAGCTGGACATTAAAAAGAACGCCACAGCTTCGGAGTTGTTCTCCGCTATCCAGAGGCAGGACGTAACCGGCATGAGTTTCATGTTTTCGGTAGACGAAGAGCTCTGGGAGAATGTTGAGAGCGAGCACCCCACTAGACACATCAGAAAGATAGGCTCAGTCGTGGAAGTTTCCGCGGTTACTTTCCCGGCATATGACGCCACATCTATAAACGCACGAAGCGAGGAAGCGCTGGAGAGCGCTCGGCAATCTTTGGAGAAAGAGCGCGAGCAGAGAGCGAAAGAGCTGGAGAGCTTGGAACTTTTGAAACTGAAAATTAACTTAAACAGGAGGAAATCAAAATGAGAAAGTCAACACTTGAAAAAAGACTTGCAAGACTCGAAGCTAAGAAGGCGAAACTTATCGAAAGAGCCAACGCTTCGGAGTCAATCGAAGAAGTAAGAGACCTCAACGCTCAGGTGGATGAGATTGAGGACGAAATTGCAGAAACAAAAGAAGAAATTGAAGCGATCGAAGAGGAAGAAGCAAGAGCAGCAGTTCCGGCAGGCGCTACACTTGTAAATCCTTTGAAGAAGGTAGCAAGCTTCGAAGAAAAGAGCACAGACAAGTTTGATAGTATGGAATACCGTCAGGCGTTCAAAGCATACGTTCAGACAGGAAAAGAGATCCCGGCAGAGTACAGAGACAACTCACCGGCTAACACTCAGACACTCGGCGCAACTATTCCTACTACTCTTTTGAACGAGTTTATCAACGAAATCAGAAAAGTATACGGCAATCTTTACGCTAAGACTAGAAAGCTCAACATCCAGGGAGCTGTTAAAGTTCCGATCGCTAGACTCCAGGCACAGTTCAAATGGGTAACTGAGACAACCGTTTCACCTAGACAGGACGCCGGAGAAATTGACGAGTACGTTGAGTTCTCGTACAACATCGGAGAGATCAGAGTTGCCCAGTCTTTACTTTCTAACATCGTGGCGCTTGACATTTTCGAGCGTGAAGTTATCAGAGTAATGCTTGAGGCTTATATGCAGGCTATGGACATCGCAATTGTAAACGGTACCGGAAACGGACAGCCTTTGGGTATCATCAACGACCCAAGAATCACAAAAGTCGTAGAAATGAGCGCTGCAGATATGAGCGACTGGAAGGCATGGAGAAAGAATTTCTTCGCAAAGCTTCCACTTGGCTACAGAGCAGGCGAGTTCATCTTCCCACTCTCAACAGTTGACACATATCTCGAGACAATGAGCGACGCAAACGGAAATCCTGTATTCAGACAGGCGACAGGCTTAGAAGTTAACGACGGAGACAGCGCAAACCCTAACGGCAGATTCTTCGGTAGAGAAATCTCGCTTGTAGAGCCTGACGTTGTTGCAGACTTTGACGAGGCAAGTGTTGGCGACGTTGTTGGTATCTTCTGGCAGCCTAACGAGTACGGTATCAATACGAACCTTGCCTTCGGTATGAAGAGATGGTTCGACGATGACCGCAACGAGTGGGTGGACAAAATGCTGACAATCGTAGACGGTAAGGTTCTCAATCCAGCCGGCTTCGTTCTTATCAAGAAGAAATAAGGGGGTGGCTTAAATGAAAACCACAGTCGAAGCGTTAAAAGCATTATATGTAGCTCTCGGCGGTAAAGCCACAGACTACTACGCAGGTATAGCAGGCGGTGCCAAAGTAGGCGATTATAGCCTTATACCTGACATGATAGAAGCGATTGCTAAAATTGCAGGCTCAGCAATCGAACTTCCGACAGTTACCACTTCAAACAACGGACAGGTGCTTACTGTATCAAGTGGCAAGTGGGCAGCTGCTGACGTACCGTCAGAGCTTCCTACAGTTTCAGCTACTGACAACGGTTCAGTCTTGAAAGTAATTGATGGAGCTTGGGGAGTCGGAACAGACTTAGTTGAATAATAGGAGGATAAAAAGATGATTAACAAAGATAGAATTGTACCAGTTACAGCGACCGATTTGCTCACTTTACTCGGTACAGCTTCAAGAGTACCAAACAACCTCACAAAGCTCGAAGCGACAGCACCGGGACAGTTCACCGTTGCAGCGGCTTCAAGTCACGGCTATCTCGCAAACGAGCCGGTTGAGTTCTTGAACTTTGGCGAAGACGTTTCTGCTGACGTTGTTTACTTCATTCCTGCTTATAATTTTGCAGGTATGGCAGTAAACGGAACAGTTGCAGAAATTGCAGACGTTGACGCAGACGGAAGAACACTTTACAGTGCTACACTTGCAACGGGAACAATCACAGTTGCAAAGGTAGGCTTTTAAGGTTAGAAGAAGGAAGGAGGCACTTAAATGCTGGAGGATGTTAAAAAAACACTGGGAATAACCGGGGACTATCAGGACGCGACTCTGTCGGAGTATATCGAAGAAGTAACCGGATTCTTACTCGAAGCCGGAGTTTCGGCTAGTAAAATCACTCCGGGGCTTGTTGCCCGCGGTGTCTCTGACCTTTGGAACTACGGAGACGGAGACGGGAAACTGTCGCCGTACTTCCTGCAGAGAGCTACACAGCTAAGCTATAGGGGGTGAGTAAATGCGGAAGTATAAACCGAGTACGCCCTTTAATATAGCGATGAAGTTGTTAGTTCCGACAAGTTCAAAAAGTCACGGCACCACGGTCAAGACTTACCCGGCACTGGATAAGGCGCCGACTATCTTCG